ATTGTTTTCCGATAGACGGTTTAAATTTTTGGGGATATTTACTACCACCACCTTTAACAGGAGCACTTTGTAAAGCCTCTAGTTTCTTCTTGATTGCATCTAGATTCATAATATAACTATTTTTATTTATAACTTGAATATACAAATACTGATTTGCTATTCCTAATATTTGTTAAAGAAAACCCAACAATATGTTGAGTTTTCAATTTTATTTTTATGGATTATTTATTACCATTCATTTTTAACATCAACATGATCTAATTCTAATTTGGTATCAAAAGTATCGTTACCATAACTATCATCTGGAGATAAATCTCCATCATTGTCTCCATCATCTAAATCTTTTTTAAGTGCTGCAAATTCAGCATCGCTCAATTTATGGCCACTTACTACAAATTGAGTTGCGTGTCTATTAGGACCGCCTTCTTTAGCATTGTCTATATCTTGTTGTGTTTGGTAAGAATATTTGTATATAACGTTATTTCCCTCTTTTTTACACGATGGTAAGAAAATAGCAGCTGCCATAGCACCTCCAACAGCGAATTTTTTAGCTTTATTTCCTATTTTGCTAACCATATCTCTAAATTGACCTTCAGTAATGATACCAGCCAACATCTGCATTCTTAATTCTTCTTCTGTGTAGTTCATAATTCGATAATTTTGTATATCTTTGTATTTAATTGTTTAATTTCACCTTCTTGGGTCAATAAAACACAATTTCTATAATGAACCCAATCAATTGGGAATTTTGAATCAACAACACCTTTATTTAAACTTTTAATTAGTTCATTCAATGCATTAATTGTATATAGAGTATTTGTTTCCTTTTTCCTATGCACCAATATAGTATTGTCTGGAATATCAGTTATATTTCCTTGATCAATATTATATGTTACTACATATTCATTATTACTCTTAATATGAAGCACAAACATTTTGTTATATACTATATCATATTTACGAGTAATTCCCTCGATAAGTGTGTCTAGGCCGTTCAGGGTTGTGAAGGTACAAAAAAGACGGTTATTTAACATGCTTATATGTGTATTAATATCAAAATCATAGCCATAGCTATGGTCTGTATTATACATATATGGAGATACATCCAGGATTTGATTCATGACCTTTATTTAAAATTATAGTTAATACCCTTTTTGTATTTAACCGTTAAATTATGTTTACTAAATATCTTTTCTATTTCTAATATACAATCTTTTTCTGCAGTATCCAAATCTAAAACATAACTGTCATATACAGTAAGTACAAGTTTTGTATTTAAACCTCTCAACACCTTAAATATATCCCACATCAATAATACATTTGTTGACGTCTCTCGTTCCTGCAATATATAATTCAGTAATTTTTGTGGGTTCATTTCACCCAACTTGTCCTTCTCAAATATATAACCTGAAATATCACATTTTATATACCCCTGTGTGTTAAATTCAGTCCATTTCTCCTCTGTATATTCTTTAACTTTTTTAAAGAAATCTAATTCTTCATATTGTTTCCAAATACCTCCATATATTTGTTGAAATGTTATTTCTTTCGATCTTTGGTAATCCACTCCATAGAGCTCAGCGAAAGCCATGTGAATATCAACACCCCCAAAATCGTGATGTAGTATATGGCTGAGCAAATTAGGATGATAGGCACTAACATCCATTTCAATGAAAATATCATTGCGCGGTATAAAACATTCTCTTTCACCTGTGTCTTTGTTTAAAGTTGAAAAATTAATGCCCCCAAATGTATTTGAAGGCCTTGTTGTTGTGGTATTTAAATTATAATTTGTATAAGCATATTCTCCGATGGACTTATCGAAGTAGCGTTTATATGCGTCTTGATCTACCCGAACTCCCGCTCGTTCTAACATATTGTATACAATATACGCTCTCTCATTATAAAACCTGTTAATATCACCAATTTTAAAATTCTTGTAATTGGTTTGACATATTTCATAGTGTTTTGCAATCGGAACTATATTGTTCAAATCGTGTCTCCGTGGATATAAATTTTTAAAAAACGTATGTGCTTCGGTTGGTTCGGGAGTATATACATCTAGTTTTGGTGTTGTAGAATATACATTCTTAAGTTGAAAATAATGCAAGAACTCCTTTTTGTCTCTCACATATATCTTTTTAATGCTATCGAATACATCATTTAATACATCTTCGGGTAAATTAATGGTTTCACTGTGGGAGATTGGGATTATATAACCTTTATGGTCTATTAAGGGTCTTATATATACACAAGATACAGAATTTATTGTAGGATGATTGTATGGAGATGTAGGGATTATTTCGACATAGACCTCTTCGTATTGTCTACTACAAAACAGTTTAATTTTTTCTATATCCTCTATCAACCAAAACATATGGTTAATATACAAAAAAAGCCTGGGTTATCCAAGCTTTGTATGTTAACTTTCTATGTAGTATTTGGAGAAGTTTGATTTGAAGTACTGTGAGAATCCCCACCATTTGTTTGTTATTTCTAGGTGGGAAACTAGGGATTCGTTTACGGTGTATACTTTCTCTCTATCACCTTTAATGTGCCATTTTATGATATCCGCCGAGTATAAATCCCAAGCTATTTGTGGGCTTTTATTTATTAAGAGTAGGAATGTAGCTTTATTGATTTCCATATATCTTAGTTCATTGTTCTTTTTACTAAAATATCTAGTAAGTACACCTTGTTGTATATCTGTAGGAGTTAGTTGTGGTGGGTATGGTGTAGGTATAGATCTTTGAATATAAGAAAAATTAACAGGTGAATATGTTGAACTGAGAGTTTCATTGATTGGAAAAGGTATATTTGGATCATTATATGCTGCTGCAGGTATATTTAAATTAATAATACCATAAAGATCACCACCATTATCCTCATTAATAGGTGTAGTATTATCTTCAGATATTAATAGTATATTAGGTTTATCTGCGGGATCTTTACCCGTAAATAATCTACCGTTTGCAAGTTTATAGTAGTAGCCTTTATAGTTTTCTTTACTTGTAGATAAAATAAATTCACCTCCATTAGTATGGAGATTTGGGGTTATTTGGGAGGATGGGTAGTAAGCCATAACAATAAATATTTATATTTTTTATTTTAAATATGCTGCTTTTATTTTGTAAAAATATACCGTATACATTTGATTATCTTTTGGGTATACAAATTTTGCTCCATAATTTGTTTTTACTGAAGTTGACCATCCACTATTTCCCGCTGCATTTTTAGCCCCCCCACCATTCATTCCAGATGAGTATATATTTCCTGTATATATTTGGGTATGAAAGTTTGGGCCTCCAAAGTAATTTACTAAATCTCCATAATTCCATGAACGATTGAAAATATCTGAGGTTGAGCTTTTTAATGATGCTCCAGTACGTTGGTATGGGCCAAACTCGTCATAAATGCCTAAGCTATTAATAGCGTCTCGGTGTGCTTTTGTGTTTGCATTGCCCGAGCCTCTATATGGCCATGAAAATGGTGCTTGAGATTTAATATCTATATGTTTTTTTAATGTGCTAGCTATATTAAATGAAAATCCAGCACAAAAACCTGTTTGTTCACCGATTCTTTTTAACCCATTTGATCCACCTCCTCTTGGTAAGTTTTGATATGCCCATGCTGATTGGTCTGCTACTGCTTTTCTTAATAATGGGGTGTTTGTAATACCTGAACTTGGTGGGGGGTTAGAGGTACCACTACTACCACTACCACTACCACTACCACTACCACTACCACTACCACCTGGTGCTGGGGTTGGGGTTGGGGTTGGGGTTGGGGTACTACCACCTGGTGCTGGTGTTGGAGATGAAGTACCTCTAGCAGCAGAAGTGAACCATGGAGTTGCTGTGTATTTAGTTAGTAGTGTATCTACATGGGATTTTATTTGAGCATATGTTAAAGCTTTAGATGGGGATGTTTTACTACCATTTTCACTTTTAGAAATAACTATAGTTTCTAGTGTTGTTTCCCAATCTTGATTGCTTATTTTATGGTTTACTCCTTTAACTATGAATTGTAAACTATCAGGGTAATCTGATGGTAGGAATTTGGTTGATACATTTAATGCATTATATATTTTAATTCCCGATATACCATCCATTGTTATTCCTAAACTAATTGGAATAAATCCATTGTGTGGGGATGAATATTTTTCTTCATGTACGTTTTGGATATATGCTTGGCAATATTTAAAGAATTCTGTAACTGTAGCTATATTATTGTCTATAATTTCATCATTAAGATCTTGAGTATTATCTCCAATATCCCAATCTCCTACATCAAGTTCAGTCCATCCAAATGGGTTACTTCCCTCTTTATCGTAGAAATCGTTTAAATAATGTTCAACCGCTTCTGGAATGTCGCCTGGTTTATCTCTTGAGTCTGGGTCAGCGGCAACATATTCTTCTTTATATCTATCTGTTATACCTTTATTCCATTTGGAAAACATAGTATTTTCAACTCCTTTAGTATATCCACCAGCAGTTGAACCTATAGTGGCCATAGTAGCAAATTCTGGGGTGATTTCGGTTTTTAGATTAAAGCTGCGGACGAAATTAGAAGCGGCACCATTATATCCATATAATTCAAGTTCATATGGGTGTGAGGTTGGTGATGGTTGATAATTGTGGTCTATAATATGTATTGAATTAAATTCTTCATCAACTACGGGTTCTAAATTGTTTATCCCACCCAAAGCTTTATTTAATTCAGTGCATATGGTTGATAGAAATTCAAATAAGTTTATATTTCCTTTATCATCTATATTACTATCTAAAGATGATTGGATCATCATATGATTAACATAAATATTCATAGTAAGTGCATAGTCATTACCATCTTCTTTCCATCTCAATAACTCCCTAAAGAACTCTTTAGTATTAACTTTTTCTGAGGTATGAACTATGCAAACCCTAGGATCTAAAGATACTTGGTATGGAAATGTATGCATTTTATTTCTAAATATACCAGTAGATATTTCTGTTTGTTTTTCGTTGCGGGTTTTTTCTACAGGGATAACATAAGTATTTACAAAATTTAATAAATGACCCAATCTCATATAGAATCCTAAATCATTTATATTATTATCATTTTCACCATTTAAATAATTAAAATAACATACATCATTGTCACTTATACCACTACTTTGATAGAATGATTGATCATAATTATGATATATGGCCACTTCATAAAAAACAGTACTCCAAATACAAAAACTTATTCCTTGGGGGGCATTTTTAATATCAATTTCTGCAGCATTACCTTCTGATTCGGATAATTCTATAGCACTGGGGTGATTTTTTTTAATTTCAGCTATAATAGAGGGACGGTCGTTGAGGAGATAACCACGCGTATAAAACTCTCTATGTTGAATAGTAAGATTTACTCCTTTTGATTTTATCCATTGTGCTCCTATTTCTACAGGAACACCATTTACTTGTGCTGTAATATCTCTTTGGGCTTGTCGTTGGTCATTTGGACTAGGTACACCCCATTCATCCTTACCATCTTGTTGATTTAAATATAATTTTTGTAAAAATAAATATGATGATATTATATTATTGATTGGTGCAGGATTTATATCTTTTGTTTCATTACCTATTTCTTCATTATATAATATATATGTGGATTTGATAAATTTTGTTAATTTTGAATTTGGTGTGATATTTACTTTCAGTGATTCAACTATATCTCCTAAACTGATTAATTCTAAAGTTATATCGTATGCTCCATCCGAAGTAAAATCCCAACTAAAGTTTACTACTTTAGCTACAAGACCATCATAATTTCCATGTTCAGTGGATCTTTTTTGCTGTATTTTTCGTAATAATACATTATATTTCCTATTACTAGAATTAGTACTAAAAATTCCACCAGCGTCCTCAACCAATGTGTTTTTCATTGTTTTGGTGATAAGTTGGGGGTCTTTATCATTATCCAAAAATAAACTATTCCCCCATTCTAACAGTACTGTATATCCTAACCTTAGGTATAGTAAATTTATGGTTCTGAATTGTTCTGGGCTATAACATTTGATTTTTACTGTGGCTTTCTTAATAGAACCACGGTTTAAGCATTTAATTTCAGCACTCTCTATTCCGGGCATTGGTACTAAACCAAATTCGGGATGGGATGGGTCATTGGAATTATTTACATTATATACTCCATTATATGATCCATCTAGGGATGGTGTTCCTCTTTGGATTAATGGGTATGTAGCTTTATCAAATTTAGATGTACCAGCGAATAATATATTATTTTTTGATAATCCACTATCACTATTTATTGTTTGTATTCCATCTTTTTGTAATCTACCCGAGGATACATTAACACCCGATGCTAGTTTTACCCAAGCTGTTTTTGAGTTTAAGTATGTAATAACATCTGGGGTTCTTACATCCGTACCAACTCCCGAACCATGTGCTTTTTGTCTGAGATTTATTTGGTTGGCAACATAAGCTTGTATTTGTTCTCCAATTATATTTGGCATAACTTATTTGTTTATTGGTTTAAAGCTTCAAATTCACTTAATTA